TACCCTGCCCCTGCTGCAGCCAATTAAAGCCGGGCTTGTATAGCATCCAAAGGGGGATGCCTTCCTGCTCAGCAAGCTCAGTGATAAACTTAAAGTCCTTAGCGCGCTTCATCATTTCCTGCCTAAGATCAAGACCGCGCAGGCTGTAGGCTTCTGACAGACTCAGCAGACCCAGCTCAATGTCAGCGCGCTCTTGGGCAGCATCCCTGCCAGCGTCAATGGTCAGGCGCTTGGGTGTAGTCCAGCTAACCTTATTCCAATCAGGCGCGTCAGGCAGCTCACCATTGGCAATAGCGCTGCCAATAACAAAGCCCCAGACCTTAGCGCAAAGGCGCTCAATCAGGATAGTCTGCCAGCGTCCAAAGGTGCGATCAGCTTTGGCGGCAATCAAACGCAGCGCGCCGCCGGAAGCAGCAGAAGGGTTGCCTGTAAACTCATACGGCAGACCTGTGCCGCGCGCTATGTCGCGCTGGATCGCTTCAAGGAAGCCCACAAACACCGGGCTGGGTCTGTTGCTTTGGATGCTCTTAAGGTCTTCACCTTCCGACAGCACCACAAGCTTGCCGCCCATCTTGCTAGCAAGGTCACTGCCGTTGCTATTATTTCCAGCAAGCTCAGCAGCAAGGTTGTTAGGAACATAGCCATTCTGCTTGGTGAGGATGCGCGTAAAGTCTGCGTCATTACGGACAGCTAGGGCTTCTAGTTTTAGCAGCTCATCTTCCGTTTGAATGTCCTGCCAGCTGTGCTGCAACAGGGGAAGTCCCCGGCTACCACTAGAATAGTCTTGCTCAAGGATATGGCAGACAGAAGACGCAGGGACTAGCTTGGCAGTCTTATCACCCTGAATGATTGAATAGGATGCGATCCGTCCCACCCTGTCAAACTGCACACCATCAAGCATACCAACAGGGGGCTGCTCCCCTTCAGGGTTAGCAACCCGGTGCGCTTCAATCAGCTGCACCCGGCACTTGCCGTCAGACACCACCAGCAAACAGAAGCTGTCCCCATCCCTCACTGCCGCGCGCGTCAGGATGCGCTGGGTATCTGCCCAGCTAAAGCGCCCGGACAGATCGCAGGACTTACCCCAATCAGTAAAGTAATCATCATAAAGCGCAGCCTTGGCTTCATCAGCACAATGGGACTGATGCTTGATGCCGTCAGCCCCCGGCACATAGGTCACAAAGTCCCCAAGGATTTGACGCACTAGCCCGCAGTTGCGTTCACCATAGCGCAGGCGCTTCATCATTTCCACCCGGTCAGCAGGTGTGTAGTCCGCGCTGAAATCTACGGCAGTGCCGTAAATCTGGGCGCGATTGCTAGACCAGCTGACGCTGTTAAACTGCGCAGCTCCAGCCTGCTTCAGCGTCTTCTTGCTGACCGCAGCTGTCTTGGGTTTCTTATTGGGCTGGGCTTTGGGCATAAGGCTTTAGTCGCGCAGGTTGCTCCAATCAGTCCTAATGACTGTGGTCTGCTCAGGGTAATTCTCAGGCTCTAGCTGGCTGAGCGCAAAGTAGGCTTCCTGCATACGCTGGTTAGCGTCACCCACAAGGGTCTTACCAACAGAAGTGCCGCTATCAGAATAGCTTGTGACCACAGCGCCAGCCTTCACCTGCGCCAAGGCTGTGTTATAAATGTCCAGCAAGTCTGCCTTGGGTAAGCCAATGTATAAGCCTTTAGCCATTTGTGATGCGTAGAAAGTCAAAGGGGCTGTGCCTGCCTTCCATACCCCAGCTGGGACACGCAGCTTGCATCACAGCAGACACAGCCTTGAGCAAAGGGTTAGTCATAATCTGGCAGTGTCAATCCCCGGACTGCTGCACAGGCACTGCCGTTTCAGTAGCTTCCCTGCCTATGATGCCCCAGCGCACAGCTAGGATCAGACCCATAAGCGCGCAGTCCCAAGCGTGATTGCCGCAGGTCTTGCTGCTAGGCAGCACCCACTGAGCTTTGCCACTGCGTGAGTCATTCACCCTGATCTCAGCTGTAAGCTGCTGCACATAATCGTCAGGCACATTCCTAGCGTAGCTGTGCAGGCGGCGCTTCTGCAGCCCTGCCAGAAAGTCCTTGGTCTGCAGATTGCTCCACACAATCATTTCAGCCCTGTTCCTTTGACCGGGGACAAACACCAGCTGCTTGTCAGAATAAAAGCGCTTGGTGGTCTTGCCCCCTGCGTCCTGCACTGTGAAGTCAGACTGACCACTACCTCTTAGCGCCTTCCACCCGCGCAGTGCTGTCTGGGCATAGACCTCTTGGGTCTGGTCACCACAGTCCACCCCTATAAAGGCTTTGTTCACCTTATGCTCAGCAGCCAGATCATCAAGCTGCTGCCAAGTGTCCAGCTTACCCCACCAGCGCAGTCTGCTATGTCCAGACTTTGACCAGCTCCTTACCTCAATCCAGAAGTGTCCCCGCTGCACATCCACAGCCATACTTCTGAAAGGGATACACCCGGCAGGCAGGTCAGGGCTAAAGTCCATAACCCTTGCCTCAGGGGTCACCCAAGCTTCCTTGTCCCAGCTGTCCCCTAGCGCGTAGTCACCAGCTTGGGCTTGGCTGCTGATCTCCCCACCATCCTCAGCCCATCCCATAGCTAGGCGCTTCTGCTTCCACAGCCTGCGTGGTTCACTGTCCCCATACAGGTCATAGGCTTCCTTAGCGCGCAGCGCTCGCACAGCTTCCTTTCCCCAGCTGCTATTGCATAGGCAATTCCAATGCAGCCCCACACTACCTAGGCTGCTGGCTTGGGTGGTAGCGCGGAAGCCTGCGCCCCGGTCAATCCTATTGGCTTCAGCCCTGCTGCCGGGTGTGTCCTTCATCCTGACTTGGCAGTGCGCGCACTCATAGGTTGTGCCAGCTTCCACCAGCTTTAAGTCCCAGACACCATTAACCTTAGCTTCCTCAGGATACCTCAGGTAGTCCCAAAGGTAAGGCTGCACTGCCCCACAGCTAGGGCAGGCAAAGCACCAAGTGCGCTTGTCAGTCCCATTGTGCAGGGTGGTTGTCTCATCACCATCATAGCCGCCCTGACTCATAGCGATCACCTGACCCATCCAGCTAAAGGTCTGGGTGCGCGCTGATGCCTCCCCAATATGACCCTTAGGGTATAGCCAAGTCTCATCCATAATCACGCGCCTTAGCGTAAGGCGCTGCAGGTTGTTTTCATTCCAAGCGCCCCGGCAGTAAAGGGTAGTATTGTTAGTGAAATCTACCACTTGGCTTTTATCATTATTGTCAGGTGACAGAAGCTGCCGCACAGGTGGACACATCCTGAACAAAGGATATAGGTAGCGCCGCAGAAAGTCAGATGCCTCCGGGTCGTTAGCCTGCAGGAACATCATAGGGCTTGGGCTGTTCACGATTGCCCAGCAGGTGAACAGTCTGGCAAACAGTGACTTCCCAGCTTGGGTGCAGGCTATGATGCTGAGCAGCTTAGTCTCAGGGTCTGCAGCCAGCCTAAGGGCTTCCATTAACCAAGGTGTGCGCGACAGATCAAGCCTGCCCCTGATCGGGCTGTCTGGCACTTCAATCACATTGGCTTCACACCAATCCACAATATCACCTGAATAGCTTGGCTTAATCACCAGCTGCGCAGCTTCAATCAGGGCTTTAGTCTGGTAGGTCATTTGACGCGCTTGCGTTTGTGCAGCTTACGCAGCTCAGCTTCCCGGTAGTGCAGCACATTCCTTGTGCCATTGAACCCGCGCTTAATCCTATACCTGCGCTTTTCCACCTTATGCCTGTAGGTCATTTGATGCACTGCCTGCACACTGACCCCATACTTAACGGCAAAGTCAGCGCTGCCAATCCAGCCTGCCGGGACTTCCTCCACCCCTTCAGCTGCGCAGGCTTCATCCACTTCAGCCATAGTGCGCAAGGGCTTCTTAGGCAGATAGGCAAAGCCTTGGCAGTGTGTGCCAGCTTCACTGATCAGGTGATAAGACCTGCGCTCAAGGTATCCCCGCTGCCAGACAAGCTTAGCCTTATTGCTGGCGGCAGTAAGCGTGTGCATCTTCCACAGTCTGCGCAGGTCGTGAACATCCAGCCAGCCATCAGGCTTACCATTATCCCTGCGCAGCGCTAGCAGCAGCAGGTCAAGTGATTGGCTTAGGCTTCCCATTGGCTTGCCTTGAGCAGCTTGAAGTCAGTCTGCGCAACCCACTTGCCGGACTTACCCAGCTTGTGAACCATCCACAGCTTAAAGTTATCCCCATCAATCAGACCCGCCAGAAATCCTGACCCCCACCGGGAGCTGCCTAACCTATGGCTACTATATGCCATATCCTTACGGCACAGGCAACCAGCGCTGAAGGCAGCACCACCTTGCCACTTCTCAAGCGCAACCATTTCAAGCCTGTGGATATGACCACAAACAAACGCGCCCCCGCGCTGCGCGAAGTGGCTACCCTGTTTAATCACAGCGTCCTTGCCGTGTGCAAATCCGTGTGCCATAGCCACTTTGCCCACTTCAAACACCCCCTGATCTGCGTGATATGGCAGCACCTTCTTAACACCTGCCTTACGCACTTCACGCATAATCCCATCCTTAACATCTTGGTAATAATCAGCTAGGTCACCACTGCCAATGTTTTCAGTGGCATCCCACAAGCGCCTTTCGTGATTGCCTAGAAGATACACCTGCGGTCTGTAAGCTTTCATCAGGGCAAGTCCGCAGCGCACATCTTCCTTAAGGCTTTCCCTAGCTTCAACATCCTTAGCCCCGGCACGCAACCCGCGCAGGTCAAAGGCATCCCCTAGATGCACCTTCAGGTCAGGCTTAAAGTAATCGTCACAATACTCCAGCAGCGCTGCCACAGCTTCTGGGTCATACTGATCTCCGTGACTGTCCCCGGCTATGACTATGCGTATAGGTTTGCTCATTTGGTTTCTGGTGAAGCTTGTGCGTCAGCTTCAGCAGCCAGCGCATTAAGGTCATTATAAGCTGCAGCCTTTGTCTCACGCGCCCAAGCGCCTAGGACTTTAATAGCTAGCTCAGGGCGGTCAGGGTTGCACTTCTCAGCGCAGTCCAAGTCCAGCTTATCCAGCTTGCCGGACACCTTGCCCATAATGCGCGTGATGATCTCAAGCGCTTCAGTGAGTCTGATGTAGTCACGCGCTTCCACTGCGCGCCTCTTTTCCTCAGCTTCAATCTCCAGCAGCAGAAGGAAGCTTTGCCTATACGCTGACTGCAGCTTACCCTGCGCAGGGTCGTTTGCCTCTATAGCTGCTGCATAGACTTCACGCGCCCTATCCACCAAGACCTTGTGCTGCGCCAAGGCTACGCTGATTGTCCCGGCAGTCAGGCTACCAATCGTGCTAGGCTCAGCTGCAGCGCCAGCGCTCAAGGGCTTTGATGGTGCAAGCTTCCGGGCGCGTCCTGACTTCCGTAGATCAATCCAAGTGCGCGCAGCTTCCAGCTCCTTGGGCATACCTTGCTGGCAAAGCTTTGACACATAACCAACAGACAAGCCCAAGGCTTTTGCTAAAGCTGCTTGAGTCATTTGCTTCGTCTGAGCTTGCGCGCGCGCTTAGCTGCAGGCTGGTAGCTTTCCAGCTCATTCACTTCTGGAAACGCGGGTTTTTTGGCGGTGGTGGATGCCCCA